AAGGCGGTGCTGTAGCTGGCGGTGGTGGCGGTGGTCCTTCAGTAGAAGGTACACCACATTCTGATGCAAAAACAAGAAGAGAATTACTTGACGCAGAAGCAGAATAAAAAAAGGGAGGTAAAAACCTCCCTTTAAAGTTTAAGGAATAATATTCCTTAGGCTTCTTTAGCCAATCGCGAAAAATAACTCAGAGTATCATCATCATTACTTTCACTTTTAATCTCTGGCTCGTTGCTCGTAGGAATGGATGGAGAAGTGGCAACTTCATCCAGAGATACTGACTCCGCTGTTGTCATCGGAGCAGATTCACCTAGAACTCTCAAGAGTTTTTCTTGAAGTTCACCATAGGATTTATAAGTCTTAGGATCAAGGAACTCCTGTAGACTATGCATTCGATTATAGACACCTTCTAATTCGGTATCATCACCGTTAAGTAAAGCAGCTGGTGCTGCAAACTCAGATTTATCATAATTACGATAACCTTCAACCTGTCGAATTTTCAGTTTGAAATCGGCACCTTCCCAGAAGTCAAATGGATTAACCGGCTTTTCGTCCTGGAATTGTGGTTGCATTAAATCCATGATTTTATCAAAGATTTTTTTACCGAACTGATAAAGGAATACTTTTCCTTCATTAGCCGGATTTGAAGGATCAGACACAACCATAATGTTGGTTACATAATGTAGCCTACGCTTACGATCTCTAACAGTCTGTTTATCTTCATCTCTACCTGTATTCCAAAGTTTAGAATTCATTTCGGAAACAGGATCAGGTTGACTGATTGAGGTTAAAGATTTTTCAATGTACCATAATCCACCTGGACCTTTAAAGCCGTGATCCCAATATCGAACCCAGGGGAGATCCTCACCCTCTGGTGCTGGGAGAAATCGGATTACTGCGTAACCATTACCAGCTTTATCAACTGTTGGTTTCCAGAACCGATCATCTTTGTAGGATTTTTGTTCTCCTCCGCCACCAGCTGCGCTGGCTGCTTCGGTTAGTTTAGCTATATCGTTTAGACGATTTTCTTTAAGTGCTGCAAAAGACATATGTATTTTCTCCGTATTTTGTATTTGCTGAATTATCCACTTTATTCATAATCAATAAGTATATTATACCACAGTTTCATCAGAATGTAAACCCTTTTATGCATATTTTTTGCATTTTTTTCAAGTCACAATTAACAAAAGTGCGATACTTCTTAATCAACCGAGACACGTCTGGCCAAACGATTGTCTCAGTTATTTTTTTATCTGCATCTTTCATGAAACCTACTAGTTTATCTAGTATGACCACAGATTCCAAACAGATATTGTTACTCATATATTCCTTTACTACTAAAGGATGAGTATCAATGAGAAAGAGATCATCAAATTGATTTACTCTTTCTGTTAGACTATTTATATCATTCGTAAATGTATAAGTCAAAGATTCTTTTTTTCTTTTCCATTCTGTAAAATATTCATCTCCTTCAAACATATCACCGACCCATTTATTGCCGTTAACAAATTGTGATATGTAGAACTCTACAAGATCATCTGGATTGTTAAATTTTCTTGATAGTTTTGCGAAATGATATTTGTCTCTTCGTTTCCAAAACGATTGAGGACTAATAGATGTTTTAAAGTTATACTTAGGGGCATCATAAGAATCACTTTCAAAGTGAAGTTTTATTGCCATATAATATTTGTAAGCGTCAAAAGGTTCCATAATATATCCGGTAGCCCCCATATTTCAGGGGGCTATTTAATTTATTCAGGTAAGAATGCGTCGATTCCGTCAACGTATTTGTTCATACCGAGTAGATCACCAACAGATTTTCCAGGGAAGATAACAAATTCACCTGATTCAATTTCAGCTGCAATTTTTTCTGCGGCTTCTTTTACATTTGCAGGCATATTTGTATATGGTGCCATTACGACCATTCCACTATCCATGCCTCCCCATGTATCAGATGTTTCCCATGTTCCGTCCATAACTGCTTTTACTCTAGCAACATAGTAAGGACCCCATTCATCAATGATTGCAGTCAGCTGAGTATTAGGTGCAAAGTTAATCATGTCAGATGCTTGACCAAAACCCATGATTCCTTCTTTTTCAGCGACTTGTAGAGGTGAAGTAGAATCTGTATGCTGTGTAATAATATCAGCACCTTGACTGATTAGAACTTTAGCAGCATCAGCTTCTTTACTTGGATCATACCAAGTGTTAACCCATACCACATCAATATCAAAATCAGGATTGATTGAAGTTGCACCAAGATAAAATGCATTGATTCCTCTTACAACTTCAGGAATTGGAAAGGATGCAATATAACCTGCTTTTCCTTTTCTACTCATCATTCCTGCGATTACACCTTGAATATATCTTCCTTCATAAAACTTAGAAGAATACACCGACATATTAGGTGCGGTTTTATAACCAGTTGCGTGCTCAAACTTAATATTTGGAAAGTCTTTAGCAACTTTTAACATTTGTTCCATATAACCAAATGAGGTAGCAAAGATAATATCAGCACCTTGCATTGCCATCTGCCTCATAACTCTTTCAGCATCAGGTCCGTACTTTACACTTTCCACATAAATAGTTTCAACTTGATCGCCAAATGCTTCAACAACAGATTGACGTCCTTTGTCATGCATGTATGTCCAGCCGTGATCGCCGACAGGTCCAACATAAACAAATCCGACTTTTAGTTTTTCTCCAGCAATTGCAGAAAAAGCTAAAGTTAACGGTAGTAATGCTACTACCAGAGCCCTTAATAGTATTTTCATAGATTTCCTTTCGAGGGTGTTGAGGCGGGATCGTAAGGAGATACTCCGCCAATGATTTAAATTAGTATATATACGATTAAGAAACTTGAACCGCAATATAAATGCAAAGACCAAGGATAACAAGTTTGCCATAATCTAAATCAAACTTAGTTCCCTCGCCATAACTGTCTTCCCACATTTCTTTAATTTTTTTCATATTAACCTCCTAAAATAGTCCTAACAATTTTGCATTACCTGCAATGATAAAGAGACATGTTGTAATATGTAACATGACCCATAAGCTTCTAACGAATAACATGTATCTGTCATAAGGTCTTGTTTTTTCATCTGAATAACTACCTAAAGCATACATCCAGATTTTATAAACCTTAACCCACACGGTTTCCTCTTAAAGCAAAATACAATGCACCTACCCACAATAATACATGAAGATTATCATATAATATTACATCCATAAAACTTGCTGGTTCACCAATCCAAATAACACCTGTCATAATACATGTTAATGTTATACCACTAAACCGTGTAATTAAATCACCCCACGGCTCGACAATATTATGTCCAATTGCGTAGTGCATAAAAGCTGGTGTTTTATTTAATAGACCGCCGACGATTAATCCAATTCCACCGAGTAGTTCACCATAAGCTGCAAACCACCAAACTATATATGATAAACCCCACGATGCTGCTTCTTCTGCAGATACTGGAAATTTCATTAGCCCCTGTTGAATAAAGATAATCGCCAGTGGTATTCTAAACAACCAATGACTTAAACAAAAGTCAGGTAATTTTTCTAATATTTTTATTTTGCTCGCCATCTATATACTTCCTCTATACAAAAGTTTCTTCCAAATTTACAAGTATTGTCACCACGACAAACTTTTTCGTGCTTACTGTTTTGCCAACATTCTGAAGTTAACGCACTACCATATTTATTAATCATTCTTTCCCATGTATCGTCAATAGTCATTAGACCTATTACAGGTAATATCATAGTCAGAAAGATTATCCATAAGAATGCAGTGCCAAATCCTTTATTGTGATATGCTTGATTGCTCATGCTTGATCACTTATATTTCTTTCCTTAGGCACGCAGAGGATAGTTTTTACTGCATTGGCTGTAGGATAAACTGATCTTCCATAATCTTTAAGAGCTTGTAAGTTATCGTCTATATGCATACCACATTCTTTTTCTGTCATGAAATATAGAGGTTCGCCATGTAAGTATTTAATTTCTACTGAATCATTTTCAGGTATCATAGCAGGATCTCCCCACCACATTACAACTGCAATAATAAAAACTTTTGTCATTATATTCCTTTCTTCTTATTCAAGTTCTTTGGATCATACTGATCAATTATTTCTTCTGGTAAGTGTCTACTACCTGTACCATCAACACCCCAGTTATTGAAAGATGCTACAACAATTATTGCAATAAATCCATAACAAAGATATTTTAAAAAAGATAAAAAACCCTTATAGGTTTTTTCAGCTTCAGCCAACGCGGCCTCTTTTACATCACTCATTTAACCTCCAAAAACTGTGTTATGTGTGTTATTCACACGTACAAATGTTGAACATTTAGAAAGTGTTTTAAGTTTCTTTGCTCCAACATAGGTGCAAGCTGATCTTACACCGCTCAATATATCGATGATGGTATCTTTTACAGGTCCTTTATAATCAACCTCTACAGTTTTACCTTCTTCGCCACGATATTCTCTTTTTCCTACTTTATGTCTATCCATTGCTGTGTTAGATGACATGCCATAAAATCTCATTTTGCCGTCTACA